GCAAAGAACGTGCATACGAGGAACAGTTCCCGATGCATACACCAGAAGGCGTTGAAGTCTTCTTAGAAAATTTAATTTACATCCAGAGTCGCAGATTAAAAGGCGACCTTGACGCCAGCTTATTGCTGCTAGATTTCGAGAGTACTAAGAACCAAGCGCCATTAACGAAGAGGGAACGTGAAGTCCTGTATTGGCGTTACGAGCGAGAGTTCACCGAAAAAGAAACGGCTAAGATGCTGCAGATCAGTATGAAAGCTGTTGAGGAGTACTCACGCCGGTTAGTCCGTAAGATCGCGGACACAGTCGCAGTCCAGGAGGGTTATAAGAATGCAGCACCTCATACAGACTGAGCCAGCAGTAAGTGTTCAACCGTTCAGTAACGATTTGGCCCTTGCTAAAGAGCAGCTGAAGTCGGTTGTTAAACAGTTAATTAAAGCCGACAACAAGCCGGATTTAGACACTAGAGTATTCGTCGCTGACTTAGTTATCGAAGAGTACGTTCACGCAACCAACCAGCGTCCGGATTCGTTTCAGCTGTATGGACTCGGTGGATACATCCTGGCCGATTATCTGGGCGATCAATACAAACATCTTCGTAAGAACGAAGAGAATACGTTCCAAACGGATAATCGAGTGAAAAAGAATCATGCCCGTCAACGGACGGTCTTCTTGGGGGATACAAATGTTTAAGATACTTTTACTGGGTGCCGTGCTAACGATTATCGGTATGGCCCTAATGTTTGTCCTGTTTGGAGGACTATTTAAAACGATTGGAAAAATCGTAACCAAAATGATTACTAACGTGAAAAAGAATATGGAGGAATAGAACAATGAGAACAGATAACCAAGGTAAAAAAGGCGTAGGAATTATCGGAGCAGTAGTAGTAGGAATCGGATTAATCGGTGGGGCAATCTTTTCATGGGGTGGTTCGTCTCACATTCCGGTAGGTTCCGTAGGTATCGTAAAGCACATGAACGGTCAGGTAACTGAAATATCACAAGGCTGGCACTGGACAGGTTGGACTACCGGTGTTCAAGAATATCCGACGTATAAGCAATCTCTAGTGCTTAGCGACAAATCTAGCGAAGGCGGCGAAGGAAATTCGTCTTGGAAAGTTGGCACGATGGATCAACAGGAGCTACCGGTTAACACGTCTCTAACATGGTCTATCTCAACTAAGGATGCTAAAGCGTTGTATCAAGCAGTTGGCGGTAAGGACATCGATTATATCCGTGACTCTATCGTTTCTCCAACAATGAAAAATATCGTTAACCAAATAACACATCAATACGGCTGGAACGAAATTAAAGGTTCTAAGCAAGCGGAAGTAGCGCTTAAGATCAATGCAGCGTTAAAGGCCGAGCTATTGAAGTCAGGTATCGATGTAGGAACATTCGGATTCACACACGTTGGCTCTCCAGGAGGAATGGCTGCTGCTCAATCTGCACTAGCGACTGCTGAATTAGGAAAGCAAAAAGCTTTAGCTACGCAACAAACAGCTAAGATTACGAATGAGACAATGATTTCAAACGCAAAGGCGAAAGCAGAAGCTAAGAAAATCGAATCTCAAGCGACTAAGGCGCAAGCTGCAGCATTAAACGAATTGGTCATCCAAGAGAAGATGATCGAAAAGTGGAACGGTCAGTTACCTCAAGTATCCGGTTCTAATACGATCATGCAACTTCCAGGACTGAAGTAATGAAGTTAATCGGCGTACTAACACATAGACGCGATAGATCTCAAGGGCTGCTGGCACATACGGCAGTCGTTGAGGTCGAAGATTACAATCCAAAGACCGACAAAGAAGCGTTGGTCGAAGCGGTCAGTATTAGAGTTAACTACCATCCGTTAGGGTACGGGATCTACGGGCTTACAACTGTTGCTCCTTATAAAGGTGACGGAAAGGAAAACCGGTATTACGTATGCTGGCGAACAGGTACGCACTGTGACTAGAGACGAGAAGATTAAGTTTATTACTCAAGCGATTTGGGACATTGAAGGTGCCTCGGTACTTCCGGGGTACTTCGATAAATATACGGATGATGAATTAGATAAAGAGGTCGATTGGTACGACCATCTGCTGGATAAATAGGGAGGAAACGAAAATGTATTTTGTATGCCATACAACGAAAGAACCGTTTTTCACGAAAGGTTATGCGTACGTAATTGTTGATGAATTCGAGAACGAGTACCAGATCGAAGATGATGAGGGCACCCCACACTTTCTAACGAAGGAGCCGGATTATGCTGGCAATTCTTATGCGACCTTCATGGATAAGCACGGAGAGGACGACTAGTAGTGAGCGCAATAGCAGCAGAAATACGTGATTCGTTATCTGAGATGAACGAAGAGGCGTTGGTCTGGGACGGATTCGACGAAGCATTAATCGGCTATGGTCAGCGATGTGGCCTAGAGTCCGTTGCCATTTACGATTATGAAAAGATGATCGAGATCCTAATGGAAGATATGACCGTCGATGAGGCGCATGAGTACCTGGAGTATAACGTGCTTGGTGCTTTTATCGGTGAGTATACGCCAATCATCGTGAATGTGATGAGACGTGACATGAGTAAGGAGGTGTCATTTTAATATGCCTTATTATGATTATAGATGCGATAATGGCCATGAGATGCCGATGCAGCTACGTAAATACGAAGAGCGCGTGATCCAGTGCAGTGAATGCGACTTAGAGTCACACCGTTTATATAACTTCAGATTCGTTGCCCACGGCTTGCCGAATGGATTCAATACAACGCCGAGAACTAAATCAGACGTTCCAAACGGAACACCGAAGAAAAGACGCTAGGAGAGATCCTGGCGTCCTTTTTTATTTGTATCGATAAAACGAATATAAGTCTTTCCACGGTAAAGTTGCGATGTTGGATCTCACTTCTGGTAAACACCGGTCACAATAATGATCGACGTAATCCTTGCCTTTCTCACGCATAATCGTCATATCTAATACAGGGAACCATTTAGCACAATAAGTGCACATTTCTTTTTCTATCGCTCGACACCTAGCTTGTAACGTATCTTAATGCCTTGGAGCGCTGCTGGTGCCCAATCGTCTCCTAGTGATTGGAAGACTTGGTGTGTAGTAATATCATCGTAAGAACTGTTGAACAGCTGGATTGCCAACCTCGCCATTGCCTTTTCCCCACTTGACCAAACACCGATTTTCTCTTGAAGCATACCGATTTGGATGCCTTCCTCGTCGAAATAGTCCATTGCGTATTCCTTTTGAATAGCAGCCATTAGATAAGCGAATGCTCCGTACTCTGGATCAAGACCACCTGTACCTCTGAAGCCGAGATGGTCGTAAAACTTACGGAATAATTGCTCGTGGTAATCGTTAATGAAATACATTATGCCACCATCCTTTTGAATACGGCTTGAACGCCAGCTACCGTACTTCCACCGGCTCCTAGTCCGACCATATGAACTAGCTCCCAACCTTGAGCGCCAAGCTCGTTGAACGTTTTCTCCAGGTCGATTCCTTTTTGCATGAACAATCCTTTTGCTGGTTCGGTTTTAATTGACTTGTACTCCCACTTCGGCATTCGTTCTCCTCCTATCATTTAAAAGCATCTAATACGCTAGTGTACCACCAATGAACTTTCGTCAAATCAACGTCCACCGAACCTGTGTCGTTTAACAGTATATCCAGGGACGTCCTCGCATCTGGAGAATCCGTCTTATATTTAACGGGCACTAATATTGTGTCACCGTTGTCAATAAACTTGAAATCCCAGACATGTAATTCGTCTTCCATGCCTAGATAGGTAATCTCAACGGTTAATTCCTGATCCAGAGCGATTGTCTCCATTACTCAGTTTCCTCGGTTTTCTTCGCGCCTTTACGTCTAAGCTTGGTGTAGTACTCAACGTGCAGCTTACGTTCAGCTGCTTTGACGTGATCATCCTTTGTCATCTGTTCCTCAGGTACAAACTCGAACAAGTCACTCAGTGTGCAGTTGAATGCGGTACAGATCGAATCGAGCGTATCCATGTTCACATTAACGACTTCATTACGATATAACCTGGTTAAGCTAGACCTGGATATTTTAGTCGCATGATGCGCGATAGGTATCGTGATGCCGTTAGCGTCAAAATACTGTTGAACCTTATTGC